AAATCTCCTATGGCGTCTATAGTGCCAGGAACCAATTTAGGAGGGCACAATGATTCCACCACGTAAATCACCAAAAACACGCGAAGAAAAAATCATAGAAAAAGGCGATAAACTTTACCCACAGCTCAGATATGGGCGGTGCTGTATTCCCTGCCTCATCAAATACAAAGTCCGCCCTGCAGACCATATTAGGCTCGTCTATAACACGAGAAACCCGTTGGTGCGCTTCGATTTGCAAAACCTAATCCCAGTATGCGAAGAACATTTCTTGTGTGAAGAAAACGAGATACCAGTGTCTTCAAAAGCAATAGAGCACTTATTAAGCATGGGGAAAAAGACTCTTGAGGGAGTCTCGGTTGCGAGAGGCAAGACAAAAGAACAAGTATTAGAAGAACTGTGTTTAAAAATCAAAAGGCAAATACTATGACAACACCCTTTAAAAAAGGCGAAATTGTGGGCATTCACGAAGTTATTGAATGTTTAACGCCTAATTTTGCGCCGTGGAAGAGATTATATAAAACGAAGTGCACTCTGTGTGGAACAGAACAAACCAGAATGCTAAGCAAACGCGAACGACTACAGTGCCGTTGCAATTCTATTCGCGCATCGTTCAAGCATGGCGGTATGAAGGACAAGCTATATACGAATTACAGAGCAATGAAAGCAAGGTGCTTTGAGCCTGGGTACCATCACTACCATAGATATGGAGGAAGAGGCATAACCGTATGCCAGGAGTGGCGCGAGTCGTATTCTGCATTCAAAACCTGGGCATACAATTCTGGCTATAAACCGGGCCTAACGCTAGACAGGATAGACAATGACGGTAATTATTGTCCCGAAAATTGTCGGTGGGTCACCCAAAAAGAACAGGTGCGCAATTCAACAAAAGTAATAAAAACAGACAAAGGCGAGTGTTTAACCGCTCTTGAAGAGTCTAACAATATGAAGGCCGTAAGAGATTACGGGCTGAAAGTGTGGGCAAAACTCATAAAAAAAAGAGCCAATGGTAAATGCGAGCTATGTGGAAAAGACGGCACGGACGCACATCATTGGTATTTTACGCGCGCACAGCACTGCCTCGCAGATATTCAGCCAGCAAATGGCGTGTTTTTGTGTAGACAATGCCACAACAACGCACACAACGCGCCAAACGAATACAAAGAAAAAATAAAAAAGGCAAGAGGCTCAAAGTTTAATAATCTCGTCGAGGACGTTCTTATAAAAAACAGGGCAACTATATCGACGATAAAAGATTACACGCGTGTAATAAGGACAATGTTACGAGAACTAAAGGAGTAAATATGAAAGAAGCAATGGTAAAATGTAAAAAATGTGGCGGTAAGGGTCATGTCGTCTCAATCAGCGGTATGCCTTACGCTCAGTGTACCAAGTGTACAAAATGGGACCCGTTTCAATTCTTAGGTGTAAATGAAGCAGGCGCAATTCATGAATGGAATATTTACAATTCAGCAGGTAAAATAGTGGAGGAAGAATATGCATAACTGGCAAAAAGTTGGTGAAGCTCTACCAAAAGAATGGGGCATAAACGAATTCTGGATGGAGGGCAAGCATATTGTTCTCACATCAAGAGGCATCTGGATGGTCTTAGAATCACCGGAGGAATACAAATGAGGGGGTTAACATGTCAGCACTTAAAGTCATACTTTGCATCGTTTTTGTCGCGGTTTTCGTGCTCTGGTGCATCGTTGAAGACGGAGGAAAATGAAATGATTATGGACGGTATTGCACTTATCAAAAAGTATGAGGGCTTTCGTTCTCAGGCTTATAAATGCCCAGCCGGGGTTCTTACTATTGGTTACGGGTCCACTTGTTACGCAGACGGCTCACCAATCAAAAAAGGCGATACGATAAGCGAATCGACAGCAGAAGCACTTCTTATCGACTACCTGATTAAGAATGTCAGACCACACCTTGAAGGATTAGAACTTAAAGAATGCCAGAAGGCTGCTCTGGAATCGCTTATCTATAACATCGGCTGGGGCGCTTTCTCAAAGTCTAAATGCTACAAAGCCCTGAAAGCAAAGGACTGGCCTACGTTTATCAAAGAATACGACTGGTTCTCTGGTGGCGGTAAGTTCTTAATGGGCTTAGCAAAACGCAGAACTGAAGAATTATCTGTTTTCTTTAGGGATTTATAATGACGTCACCTTGTATTAAATTGGACGATGAAGTCGGTCAAATGATTGGCTTCACGTCCGATTACTTCTCTCATGGCATTCTTTGGAACTCTCTCCCGGCAGGAATTTACATAAATTCCCTGTACGCAATAGAAGGTAAAGAAGACGAAGCAATAGAACAAATGCTTGTAAAATATGAGGAATTAAGAATACGCACACGGTTTATAGCCCCTACGCCGATAGTTATTAAACACCTTAAGCAACATGGCTACTTCTATTACAAAGACCCAGCAGGTTGCCCAAACTGGGTTAAATTATCCGAGAAAGGAATGTACGCACTTTGCGGACGCCTAGGATTATCACCAGAAGACCTAAAAAAACAATCAGAAGATTACGCTGTTTAATCTTCTCGTTAAGTATCTTCTGCTCTGATACACATTGAGCTTTCACGCTTTCCACCTGTTTCATTGCCCCATCGAATGCTACTTTCGTCTGTTTAGACTGACATTCTTTGGGCAGTGATTCATATATGTCAGAAATCGTTTCTTTTGCCCCGTCAGCAATAGTTTCTGTTGTAGACCTATAACTACAGCCTAAAAATAAAAAACACGCTAGAAACGCAAATATACGCATTTTAACCTCCATAACACCTGTCGCTCATTATACAATAAGCACACGGGTTTATTCTGTATGTTTCCCAATTCTTAAGAGCCTTTCTGCAAAACTCTTTGTCCGCGTTCTTAAGATTATAATGATGTATCGCATAATACACCAAGTCAAATTTCTGCTCTTCCCATTCGCAAGGGGGTAAATTCCCCTTAATCATGTTTATCGCTTTGTGAGCAGGGAATATATTGTCCTTGAAAGTATGAAAGCCACTCGGTATTAAACTTCGTGGCCAATAATGCTCCCTGCTAACCCTTCCTTTTGGTATCTCCAAGCCAGACAAGAAACATTTCATTTTGATTCCTCCCCTGGTTTGGGGGCGGCGCCAGGTCGCCGTAAACGATGCGGACACAAGAACAAATGAAGAGAACCGCACTCCCCCGAACTAAATCTTATTGAACCAAGCAATTATCTTAGCAACCAACCATTTGCCAGATTCTTCAAGCCCAGTTCTTACAACCGCCAAAAACTCTTCAATCAGCAACCATATATACTGTGCTGTGCCTTTAACAAAAGGTCCAATCAACGTCTTGTACTGAGACCAAGCTTTCTTCCATTCAATCTTGTATTCTTCCCACAATGTGTTCCAAATACTTTGTGCTTTTTTAGCCATGTTTTACTCCTTGTTTACTTCTACACCAGTAGCGTCCTTTACTTTCTTAGACGTAAACTGTGTTATGTACTTGAAGACTTCAAGACCAGTTATGTCATAAAGGTTTTCAAGTGTAGAATATATTTCCAATAAACATATCGCTGTGCAGATTAGTCTCGCTAATTGAATTTCCATCATAACAGCATAGTCTGGGAACACCAGGCGCTCCAGAACATGCATTACAACCACGGCAATAAGATAAGTTATCAGCTTTACAACAAATCTCGAAAGCCCTTGAGAATTCCTTGTTTGACCTCTGTATGGCGCAGCCCAAAACCCCGTTATCGTGTCGACGCACAAACAAATCAAAAGACCCAAAAGCGCAGTCCCAATGTCAGTAAAGAACGACATTATTGCACCGCCAATAGCATAAACAGTCTTGTTTGTTGTCCACACAATTTTGTGCATCTCAGGCTCCCTTTTTGTATTTCGCTTCGAGTTCTAGCCCTGCCATACTCGCCTGCGTGATTTCGATATAGTTATCACCTTCGTGCACTTGCATTGTCTGCCCTGCGACAGATTCCGTTGTCGGTGTTGCCAGCGGATAGACGACGATTACAGGTGTTCCTGCTGCGTATTGTTGTGCAAGCCAAGCCTTACCATCTTCTGCGGTTGTCCAACCCATATCGGCAATAATTTTACCGCCAAACCAAATAGCAGAACCATCCACTTCTATCATGTTATTATTAGCACTCGCAGGACCAGCCACACCATGTGAACATAACCGTCGTGCTTGCCAACCAGAATTCTTTTCCACAGGTAAGCGTACACTAACTTTAACCATTCCATACTGAAATATCGCATCCTCCGTTCCGTCCAGCACCTTTATCCCGACATTTCTCGTGACATCGCCCGAGAGCACTTCCTGTTCGTCGGTGTATGTGCCGACCGACAGCAGGTCTTCGCAGGTTGCTGTGCCGCCGTTGTAGTATGCTTCGTATTCTGTAGCTGTTGAGCCGACTTCAAGTTGTAAATCAGGTGCCGTTACTGTCGTCAGATTGTTCGCTATGTAGAAGTTTAAGTATCTAGCGGTAGACGGTGTCGTTACAGACGTTGCACCAGTTGTATTTGAACTTATAAAGTTCTTGTCAGCATCGTAGAACAACCATCTCATACCACTAGCCAAGGCATAATCAGGGCACGACACTGTGTATACTGTCGATGGATTTATTGCAATTATATTAGTATTACAGACACGATTTGGTGCAGTTGGAGTGTAATTACCAGAAACTGTATCGTATATACCAGCTCTGTATTGACCATCAAACAAATTCTTTCCTATCATTTGCAATGTTTCTACTGGACCAGTTGCGATAACATCTGTCGCTACTGTAGGACCTGCTGTAAATGTGCCTGTGCCTTGGTTCGTAAAGAATTGTCCTGAAACAAGGTCATACATCCCAATTACATTAGAACTGTTCTTGCAAGGTATAAGTCTCTGTAATAATGTAGGTCCATTCCAGACTTCATATTCTGCCCAACCAGATATTCCAGCAGAAGCAAAAGAGCCAATTGTGTTTGTGCCTCCAAGGAATATATCCAGATTAGAAGACCAATTTGCGTTAGTTAAGTTGGTTGTATTTGACGCAAATTCAGCCCACACATCGTGTCCATCCAAGATAAACAGAGACTTGGTTGCATTAAACGTAATCGTATGAAAGTCTGTTCCCCATTCATAAGTCGTATCCTGAGACCCAGCACCTGTGCTATCATGGCAGTAAAGACTTATTTTATTTGTGCCGTTATAACCAAGTATCAAGCAAGGTGCGGCAGCATAACTGCTCGCTTCTTTTATACCCCAGATGTTGGACTGATATGGTGACGACCTTTTAACTTTGAACTTATATGTATATGCAGAATTTGCCTTTATGCCAGTGTTAATATACTGAGCACCACTTGACTGTATATATTCTAACTGTGTATACCCAGCAGGTAATGTCTTTAAGACCCCATTGTTACATCTGATGTCCAACGGCTGTGTCGGCGTCGGCACAGTGTGTGTCGAACTTACTGGCGTTACTGTCAGATTGTCGATAGAACCTGTTACGGTTAAAGGTTCTTTCAGTAATGTCTGACCTGCAACGCTTTCCGTTGTCGCTGTTGCCAATGGGTATATCACGATTACAGGCGTGCCTGCGTCATATTGACTTTTTAACCACGCCACCCAATCTGCTTTTGTTGCGGTGTCGTTTGACTTAAACGAGCAATTTCCGTTAGTTGCAATCGTAAATTCGTTCATTGGCAAATTTGCTATCAAAAAACCCGCCCCAGCATAACCAAAATGGGTGCAATATGCGACTGTTGTTTCTGGCAAGGTGCCACCACCGCCCAGTGAAAAATATACACCATCATTATACGCTGTCCAACTTTCAGTGCCATCAAGCACCTTAATCCCGACATTATGCGTAATCGCACCGCTGATAACTTCCTGCGTGTCCTTGTATGTGCCGACAGAAAGCAGGTTCTGACAGGTTGCCGTGTTGCTGTCTGCGTCTGTTATCGTTTCCACTGTGCCATCGGTGTAGATTTCAATATCATTTACTGTCGCACCTGCTGTGAATGTGCCTGTGCCTGCGTTGGTAAAGAATTGTCCTGAAACAAGGTCATACATACCCAAAACATTGTCGCTGTTGCGTTTTACAGGAACAAAATCACGAATAAGAACACCGCTCTTTTTAATACGAACAGAAAATACTTTTTGACGAGTAAAATTGCTAACTGTATCTTTGTTTCTAGCACATATTGTTAAAGAATAACCCGTTGTGCTTGTTATTGCATAATTACCTGTAACGACTGCCGTGTCATCAACCTGCAATGTTTGTTGATTTGTTGTTGTGGTTACCTTAAAAGTATGTTTTTGCGTGTCGTTTGGAACGCTTGATACAATAAAACCCTGTGGGCCGCCACATTGTGAATAAAAAGTATTATTAGATGTAGATAGCCCGCAAACTACTTTATAACCTGATTCTCCATCAAGTGCCCCCATTATCGTTGGAAACGCACCTGTTATACTTGTCTGTTGTGCAACTACTTCAAACTCTGAATTTGTAACATCGGTTATTCCTGTGTTGATATACTGCGTACCTGTACTTTCAATATAATCAAGCAAAGTATACCCCAACGGCAAACCGCTCTGATGTCTTACTTTCATCACCCCGTTGTTGCACCAAATATCCAACGGTGCCTCTGGTGTTGGCGTGTAATCACTGTGTACCGCAGGGCCTGAATTCCATGTGCCGGCTGTCGCTGTTAAGAAATTGCCACTCACAGAATCATATAAACCTATAGTTAAAGGTTGCAATTTAACACAAGGTATGTAGTCTGCTATAAGTTCGCCCTGTGCGTTCCACGCTTTAAATGAATACAGGTAGATGCCTGCCTTGCCCCCAGATGCGGTTCCTGCGTTATTTAGACCGTTGAAAACCAACGGGTATGTTTGTGTTTGTTCGCCCGTAAATGTATATGAACCTATTGTAGTAGAACCAGATGTCAAAGTGACATTTTTATTGTTCCAAACATATTTATATC